CCTATGGTTAAGAAATCAGGTAACTCAGATATCACGTTCGTTGCCAGTGTCTTTACGGGAGCACTTGCAACATTCGGATTGACCACTGGCAACAAGAATGGCAATGGCAAACCACAAACCGTAAATTGTCCTATGGTTAAGAAAAAAGAAGAATGAAGAAATGGCTTTTACTACTCCTACTGGCTTCACCCACGGTAGCAAGAGCAGAGATTGTTCAACCCAACTTCACCCAAGGGTCGATGAACTCAACAACAACAACAACTCAGGATATAACTGAGGAAATCAAAATAACCACCTATGGAGCAGCATTGAACAAATGGTCGGGCGACAATATAACCCATTCATCAGCAAGTTCCGGAGGAATAGTAGACACCGATTCAATCTTCAACATGACTACAGCTGGCTCAGACTTCTCCTTAGAGGTCGTATCAAGGGCAGCAAGTCAGATAATACAGCTGGAAGAAATAGATCGAACTATAGAAACAGCATCTACTACTGTCTCCTTATCAGTCTTCTCTCAATAGCTCCTATAAAGGCGGCTGAGGGTGAGACTAAGAACGTCTCTAATCCTGTGGCCGCGGCAACGGGAAATGTCACCAACCAGGCAGTGCAATTTCAGAACAATGGTGCTCCTTCAAGGCAGCACTACGGTTCTGGGGTTTCGTGCAATGGAAGTACCATGACGTTCAGTCCCTTCTACATGGGGAATCATACGGTTCCCTTTGATGAACATATGGACCAGAGAACCTACACGATAGCTGAAAACTGGGGTGCTCAGATTAACTTCATGATCCCACTAGATAAGGATGGGTTAGCACAGTGCAGACGTATAGCTGCAAGGCAAGAAGAAAAGATGAGACTTGACTATGAATTAGTCAGGGTTCTGAAATGTGCTGAACTCCAACGTAAAGGATTCATGCTGGCTGAAAATTCACGTGTTTATAGCATGTGTAACGACGTAGTTCCAATAGTTCAATATCAGAAGAATAAGAAGGCTGCAGTTAAGAAGTACATAGAAAAAGAATGTACTCCCAAAGAGGGGTTCAAGCTCCCTTGGAAAGAACAAGAGTACGAATGTCCAAATTAAAAACCTATGATTAAATCAAGAGTCAAGATAGCAATCCTAGCTGCCTCATTAATTGCAGCAGGGGCTGTAGTAAGAGTCGTAAGTGATTTCAGAAACTCACCTACTGGAAAAGTAGTGGAACAGCTTCAACAAAAGAAACAACTAATTGACAAGTACACATCACCAAACTTTATTAACCAATGATCGCAATCCTATCTGGCCTATTAGTTAACGCCCTAACACCTCTTCTGCTGAAGCTTATATATACTAATTCAGTTAAAGACTTATTGATTAAGCTACTTAGAAAGCTTGCATCACTAACTGAGACTGAAATAGATGATGACTTCGTAGATACCATTATTGAAAAGATCAGCATTGCTGCTGAGAAAGAAGCCACTACAGCGGAGGCATGATATGGCACGCGCTGGTGAACAGGCTTTTGAAGATCTTCATGCCTTATTAACAACAGAAATAGCTAATCGTATTAAGTCTGGGGAAGCTACAACAGCTGACCTTAGAGCAGCTATCGATTGGTTAAAAGCTAATGATATAACCGGTGTAGCTGTTGAGAACTCTCCACTAGCTGGTCTGGTAGGTCTAATACCTGAATTGACATTTGAGGATGTCGAGAGGCATGTAGACAATGGCTAAGTCTTCTAAAGCTCGACTTAAAGCTCAAGCTAAATACAACAGGAAGCCTGCTCAAAAGAAGAGGAGAGCATCCCTAAATAAAGAGAACCGCAAACGTGGTACTTATGGAAATGGTGATGGTAAGGATGTAAGTCACACAAAGAGTGGCAAGACAATCCTCGAAAAAGCATCAACTAATCGTAGGAGAAATGGCCGAAGCGGTAAATCAAAACTTAAGTAAACACCTATGAGCCTATGGACACCCCTCGTTCCTTTATGTATAACCTCCATTGTTTTAAGAGTAGCGATGCTCAAAAGATGTGGAGAAATGCTATCAAGGAACGAGATGATTATTGCTGCACGTACTGTGGCTCAACTGAAGACCTAACTATTGATCATGTCCGCCCTAGATCAAAGGGTGGTCCCACAAATGCTGATAACTGTGTTACCGCTTGTAAGTCCTGTAATCAAGCTAAAGGTTCAATGCTATTAGCTGAATTCCTTGTGGTTTGATTTGATGGTGGCCTAGATACAGGAGCAGGTATAAACCCCACTGACGATAGGGGTTTTAGAAAGTCAATCGTCACAGAATTAATTGAAAAACTTATTACTAAACAGGAATTAAAATCATGACTGCAGAAGCATTTACAGCTATTGCTAAAACACGTACAGCTTCACTTACAACCTCTCTCCAACGCTATGGTGGGTTGCTTGTAGACGGAACAGCTGATACAGCTTTCGGCAACCTCACAACATCCTCAACTGTCAAAGATGTAATTGATATCTTGGATGCTCTTATAGCTCGCAAACTAGTTAACGTCCCAGGCTCAACAAACGGTGTTACTTCTGCTGTAGCAACTGAAGCTACAGGTATAGGTGTAATCCGTGATCTAACAACTTCTACTGCCTTTACAGCCTCTCAATCAGCTCTTGCTGTTGTAATTGCTGGCTCAGCTACAGGTACTGCTGCTACAGATGGTGATGGTGTTATAACTGCTATTGCCTTCACTAGTGATGGTAATGACTATGAGCTAGGACAAACTGTCTCTGTAACCCATGCTGGTGGCGGTGTAGCAGGATTTATTGTTGATGGCTTAGTTTAAAAAAATTAGATAAATATAAGTAGGTAGTCATGGCGACCTGAACTTTCATCATCGCCTAACACCTCTATTTTAATCCAATGACTATTACTACCGAATACGGTAAGCAAAATATTTTCGCAAACGAAGTGCCACTAAGAATCATGTCAGGACAAGAACAAACTCAGTACCTAAAAGGGGCTGAAAGAACCAATGGTCAATTAGCAATGGTTGGTTTCATTGCAGCTTTAGGAGCTTACATAACTACTGGACAAATCATTCCAGGTATTTTTTAACCTTTATTTTTTTCAATGACAACAGCCACACTAACAAAACCAAATAACAATTGGGAGAGTTTATGTGACTGGGTTACTAGTACCGACAACCGAGTTTACATCGGTTGGTTCGGTGTCTTAATGATCCCTGCACTCTTAACTGCCGCTACAGCATTCCTTATAGCGTTTGTAGCAGCACCTCCTGTTGATATAGATGGAATTCGTGAGCCTGTTTCAGGAGCACTACTCTATGGCAACAACATCATATCGGGAGCGATTGTCCCGTCAAGCAACGCAATCGGTCTTCACTTCTACCCAATCTGGGAAGCTGCAACCCTCGACGAGTGGTTGTATAACGGAGGACCATATCAACTTATTGTATTCCACTTTCTCATTGGTATCGCA